CCCCCCCCCCCTTCTCTCTAATAATATATTTAAAGTATACTTTAAAGTAACCTTTAGTTATGTTATTATTATTTATATATCTATAATATAGGAGTCTCTAATGGCTGTTAAAAAAGATCCTCGACTTAGTCGTATTGGGGTTTCTGGTTATAATCAGCCAAAGAAAACTCCAAGTCACCCTACTAAGTCTCATGTAGTAGTTGCCAAGGTTGGTGATACTGTAAAGACTATTCGTTTTGGTCAACAAGGAACTTCAGGTTCTCCTGCTAGAGAAAATGAGTTTGAAGCAGATAGAAAACGAAGGAAGTCTTTTAAAGCGCGTCATGCAAGCAATATTGCTAAGGGTAAACTCTCTGCAGCGTACTGGTCCGATTTGGTAAAATGGTAAGAAAGATTAAACTATGGCACAACTAACTAAACCAACTAAAAATGTTAAGAAGTCGGTTGCTGATCCTAGTGATAGTTATCAGTCACTAAAGCCTTTATGGAAAAAGTCTAGAGCGGTTCTTCAAGGTCAAGAAAACGTTAAGGCACACGATGAGATCCTTTACAGGGATTACTCGAACCTTCTTTTACCCTTCTCCCCGACAATGACTCAAGAACAGTATGCGTTCTTTCGTTCAGAGGCTGAGCTTCCTGGTCTTACTGCACAATACAGTAAAGTTCTTATTAGCGCACTGCTTAGGAAAGACTCTAAGTTAGTCCTTCCAGAAGATCTCCCAGAAGACGCTACAACTTGGATTAGAACAAACTTCACGATGGATAATCGTTCTTTGTTTAACTTCCTTGATAACGCTCTTTGGGAAGAGCTTCAGACGTCGAGAGCTTGGGTGTTTGTAGACTATCCTGAAATCACTGACAATGACTACGATGCTTTGACTTCTGAAGAAAGAGAGTCAATCAAGCCCTATCCTATGCTAATTGAGGCTGAGAACGTTATTAACGTACAAACAAATAAACACCCTGTTACTCGTCAGAAAGTTCTTACTAGGATTGTTAAGCGTTATTTGACCGAAAAGTACACAGCAAATAACCCTTGGCACCCTGATTATGTTGATACAGTTGCAGACTACTACCTCGACGAAGAAGGCAAGCTGGTTATTGACTACTACGAACAAGTAGACAGCAACAACGAAGTTAAGGTGCTTAACGGGGATACTCGTCAAGAGTACGTAGAGTTTGGACACGCTACGGCCTTTACAAAGTTTAACTCTGTTCAACCAAAGGCTTTTGGCGAAAGACTTGACAGAATTCCCGCTTGGCCACTTAACGGTCAGTTTGAACCCGTAGAGCCAGCTCTTATGCCTCTTGTTGATCGTGAAGTATCTTTGTACAACAAGGTGTCTAGACGTAACCACCTTCTTTACGGAGCTGCTACGTATACACCAATTGTTAAGTCTGACATGACTGACGATGAGTTCGATAACTTGGTTTCAGCGGGCTTAGGCAGCTGGCTAAGAGTTCGCAAGGACGAAGATATTAGTGTTCTAGAAACACCTACCCTGGCACTATCAGACATGGACAGAGCTATTACAGCTACTGTTGATGAGATGGCTAAGATGGGTATTCGGATGCTCTCTCCTGAGCAAGCTTCTTCTGGTGTAGCTCTTGAGATTAGAAACGCTTCCCAAACAGCTCAGCTAGGTACCTTGAACGCTAAAGTTTCTGGTACAATGCGTGATGTTATTGCCTTTATGCTTAACTGGAACTACAACACAGACTATGCTTCTAGCGATATTTCCTTTGAAATGTCTAGCGACTTCTCTCCAATGGTGGGCGGAGAAGGTGCAATGAGGTTAGTCTCAGAATGGTACCAAAGTGGTATTATTAGCAGAAACACTTTCTTGGAAATTGCAAAGTATAATGACTTCCTTCCAGCAGACTATGACGATGAAGCTGCTATTGAAGAAATTCAAACAGATCCGCTTTCTCCACAAAACAGACCTCAGGATGACGGTGTTGTAATCGAGGAGTAATCTGAAGGCTTAGAGAAAGTTGTGCCTTAAACAACTTCCTTAAAAATTTAACTACTCAGGAGAGTACTAAATGAATATTAACGATAAGATTTTTGATAGGATCGTAGACCACATGGCTGACGTAAGGCTGTATGAAGAAGGCGTTCAGATACAGAATCGAAGAATACTACGAAGACATCGTAAAAACTTACAGACCCTGCTACGGGGAAACGTTCGTGCTGACCTTTCTAAAGAGATTGGTCGGTTTGGGACTGAGCTTTTGTCGCACAATGTTAACTCTTTGAAAGAGTTTTCTACGTCTCAGTTAGACTTTCATAGTAACAACCTTTATAAAGAAGTAAAGGACTTTTACCGTGTAAAGCGACCTACTACAAAAGAAATTTTGGCTGAAGTAACTGGACCAAATATTAAAGGCCCTAGTAACATTAGCACAAACGTAAGGAACATGTCTTCCGGAGAACTCGTTAGGATTCAGACTAAGGTCTCTGCTGGACTAGCTCGTGGAGCAAGTCAAAAAGAAATTATTGAAGATGTACTTAAAACTACTAAAATCACAGAGTTTCAAGCTCGTACTTTAACTCGAACAGCGATTACTTCAACTCAAACAGCCGCTATTTCAAAGGTAGCTAATGATAACAAAGACATTCTAAAGGGGTTTATGTTTACAGCCATCTTGGATAGTCGAACTAGCCCTATTTGTTCTCATCATAACGGTAAAATTTACGACATTAATGATAAGAGGTTTCAACCGCCGCTTCATTGGAATTGTCGCTCCTCTATGATACCTGTTTTAAAGTCCAAAGCGGAACTAATTGAGGAAGCGTCTTCCAGAATTAATCAAACTAACCTTGCTAAAAAGCTTCCTGAAAGTTTGACTGGACGGGCTCCTGCTGTTAAATCTTTTGGTGATTGGCTGAGAACGCAAGGTATGGAAGTTCAAACAAAGATGTTGGGCTCAGAAGCTGCTGCTAACTTGTTTAGAGAAGGTAAGCTTAAAGCTGAACAGTTTGTTACGCAAGCTGGTAAAGCTATTTCTATTCAAGCTTTGCGAAACAAAGCCACTCGGTCTACTACCGTGTTTAACCCAAGGCAGGTCGTTAGAGATACAAATGTAAAGCTTGAAGCAACTCGCCCAAGTAGCTTAGTAAACAACCCTAAAAACAAAGAAGATTTGGTTAGGCTGTTACTGCTAGACTCAAGTGACTTTAATAAGACCTTCTCTTTGACTGACTATAAAGGAACCTCCTTAGTAGGTAAGCAAGAGTCTCGTCGTAGGGCGGGGAACGAGTTTGATGAGCGTAACTTTTCAGCAGATCCTTTGACTGGTGAAATTAAAAACAACAATCTTTACGACCCAGATTTTAACTTGTATCAAGAACGTATTGACTTTATGCGTAAGTCTCAGTTATTAAAGCCTGATGAAAAAGACTTTATTGAATCTGTAGCAGCAAGCTTAGATGATAAGGTTTCTCTGAACCAACAAACGGTTATTCTTGAAAACTTAAGAGTAGTGTTTGAGCGTTATGCAAAAGACAAGTCACCTTGGCTAGACTTTGCGGCAGTACTTCGGGCTGAAAATCGGTTTGCCGTTCAAAACGTGTCAAGACTACTAGACACACGCTCTAGGCAGCGTTCTGAGATGTTTGTTAGGTACCTGTCAGGAGACACACCTCAAGTTCAAATTATGGGTAAGTACTATACGTTTGATGATCTTCAGACCAATCAGCTAAAAGATCAAAGGTTTATTGATGCTTGGCGAAGAACTGAAGGTAAAAAGCTAGCTACTAAGTTGTTCCTATCAGGTCGCGCCCCTCTTAGACTTTACTTTAGGAAGTTTACAGACAAGTATCCTACTAAAGAAAAGCTTGTTAAAAACTTTTTAAAAAACAACCCTAGAATAAAAAAGACTTACGACTTATATAAGTTGTTAAACAAAGAAAAAGAACCTTCTGATTCCTGGTGGGTTCAAGCTGTTTCTAGAAAAAACGAAACTATTCGCCGAATTTTAGACTTAGAGTTTTTGATAATCAAAAAGAAACCCACTTCTAAGATTTTTGATGAGAAGGCCTTAGATAGCCTTTCCAAAATTGCGAAGTTAATAACTTCAGGGCAGTCTACTGACTACGATGGTTTAGCTATTAATATCGGTAAGCAATTTGCTAAGGACTTTGAAAACATTATTCCGTTTTCGTCTCACACCTTGAAAGACTATCACAAAGAGGGCTCTTTGATTTTAGACCTTTTTAAACAACAAGGTCTAATTAAAGTACAGTTTAGAGGTAAAACTCGAAGAGGCATTTTAGACTTAGATACTAACAGAGTATCTGGTGGTTATAAGGAAACAATCTCTCGTGAAGTTACAGTTGTAGACAAGGGGTTGCTAAAGCTTCAAGAAGCTGAGCGTAGAGTATTGATTTCTAGAAGGCTTGGGGTTACTAGCGACAGAGATCGATTGTTTGTTAAAGCAGGTAAGAAAACTTTTTTCGATGCAAGAGGAAACGACACAGGTATTCCTATTATTTCTAGAGACAAGTTTGCTGATTATGATGCTAAACAAATTGATCGAGACATTGCGTTAATGATGAATCACGTTTCTAACGTACAATATGGTGTAGACTTAGAGTTTGTTTCTTTTATGGACGACCTCGTAAGGTTCAGAGACCCTCGTGGCAACTCTAAGTTTTATGATTCTATTAACGAGTTTCGCCACGAAATCTTAAACCGTGGTGAGCAAGGTTATGGACTGATG